AAGATTAAGGGTGTTGTTAAGTTAGCATACCAGCCAACTCAAGCACATAGAGACCAATTGTATATGCTTCCTTATGGAATCAATCCAATTGTAACTTTCCCTGGTCAAGGTACTGTTCTTTGGGGTGATCGCACACTACTGACTAAACCTTCTGCATTTGATAGAATCAATGTACGTAGATTGTTTATCATTCTTGAGAAAGCGATTGCAATTTCTAGTAAATACTTCTTGTTTGAATTCAATAATGAATTCACTCGTACTAATTTCAGAAATATGGTTAATCCATATCTTGCTGGCATTAAAGCGAAACAGGGAATGTATGACTTCTATGTACAGTGTGATAGCACTAACAATACACCAGAAGTTATTGACGGTAACGAGTTTGTTGCTAGTATTTTCATTAAACCATCTAAATCAATTAACTTTATCACACTAAACTTTGTTGCTACAAAGACTGGTGTTGATTTTAGTGAAGTGATTGGACAAGTATAATAGGAGGGTAAGAAAATGGCTGATTTTAATGTAAGTGCGTTTACCCAGCAATACGCAGATGATTATGCACGTCCTAATCTATTTGAAGTTGAGATTCAAGATCTTGGCGGCCAAGCAGTATGTAAGGCAGCATCATTGCCTGCCGCTACTGTAGGTGTGGTTGAAGTTCCATATCAGAATCGTAAACTTAAAGTACCTGGTGATCGTGTATTCCAAGATTGGACTGTCACTATTATCAATGATGATGCATATTCTTTACGTGATGGATTATTGCAATGGCAGAATGGTATCCAAGGCGACTTGGATATGACACAAGGGAATGGTGGTGTTGGTCCTTCGCATAGAAGTATCACAGTTCGTCCTTTTGACAGAGATGGCTCGGCAGGTTTAGGTGCTGTTGATTTATATGGGTGGCCATCTGAAATCGGTGCTATTGATTTATCTTGGGAAACTAATGATGCAGTGCAAGAATACACTGTAACATTCTCCATCTCTTGGGATAACTCATATAGTGGTGATAATGTTGCGGCCCTATAATCATTATAAATAATATTACGATATTATAAGTAAGGATTATTAACTAAATGGAACTATTCGGATATAAGATTGAGAAGAAGATCGGCTCATCTGTGGTCAACAAGAGTGTAAAATCTTTTGTTGCACCAGATTTAGATGATGGTTCTACCGTTGTTGACGGAGGAGGTATTAACGCCTTCTCCGTCAATTTCGACACTGCTTTTAAGACTCAACAAGAATTAATTGATAAATATCGACAATTCGCAAGACAGCCTGAAGCTGAATCTGCTATTGATGATATTATTAATGAGGCTATTGTATTGGACCCCTATAAGGATCCAGTAACAATATTGCTTGATAAGTTAGACACGGTGGATGTTTCTAAGAAAATTAAGGATACTATCCAAGAAGAGTTTAACATTATTTCTAAGAAATTAGAATTTAATTCATCAGGGCCTGAAATTTTCAGACGTTGGTACGAAGATGGCGCAATCCATTTTCATATTATTTTCGATAACGATAATATCAAGAAAGGTATTAAAGAATTACGCTATATTGATGCAACAAACATCAAAAAAGTGAAAGAAGTTATCAAAGAAAAAGATAATAATGGAGTGGAGATTGTTAAGGGTGTTGATGAGTATTGGGTATACTCGAAAGAAAGCAGAGGGATTACACAAACCCTAAAAGTTGCTTTGGAAGCAGTTGCTACTGCTGATAGTGGACTTCACGACAAAGAGAAAGAGGTAACTATGTCGTATCTCCATAAGGCAATGAAACCCATTAACCAATTGCGTATGTTAGAAGATGCAATGGTTATTTATCGAATTACAAGGGCTCCCGAAAGACGGGTGTTCTATATTGATGTTGGTAATCTACCGAAATCAAAAGCAGAACAATATCTACGAAACATTATGAACAAGTTCAAGAATAAGATGGTTTATGATGCTTCAACGGGTTCTGTTAAAGACGGCAAAGATACAATGTCAATGATGGAAGATTTCTGGCTACCCCGAAAAGAGGGCGGTAGAGGAACAGAAGTAGAGACACTGCCAGGCGGTCAAAATCTTGGCGATATGGAAGATGTTATTTACTTCCAAAAGAAAGTATATCAAGCATTACACGTTCCATCAAGTAGAATGGATACAGAATCCTCGTGGTCTTTTTCGAGAAGCGGGGAAATCACAAGAGATGAAATCAAATTCACTAAATTTGTAACAAAGTTGAGAAAAAAATTCTCTGATTTATTATATTCATTATTAAGAACACAACTCCTTGCTAAGGGTATTATTGATAAAGGCGAATGGAATATATATAAAGAGAATATTGACTTTGCCTTTGAGGATGATGGTTACTTCACTGAGATTAAGAAAATTGAAATGATGAAAGAGCGTATTGAAATGCTTGACACTATTTCAAATAATAATATTATAGGTCGTTATTATTCTGTTGAGTGGGTACGTAAAAATGTACTGATGCAAACAGAAGAAGATATGGAAGCGATGGATAAACAAATGGAAAAAGAAAAGGCCGCTACACCCAAAAATGATGAAGGTGAATCGGATGATTTCTATTGATAGGAGATAAAAATGAGTAATATAGAAAAAATGATCCAATCGGCTCGTGATAAGAAAGCGAGTGTTTTCAGAGACACATTTAATAGTGAATTAGCAAATCGTGTTGCTGATAAATTAGACATAATGAAATCCTCTATAGCAAAAACTCTATTCACTAAATCAGAGGACTAAAAAGATGAAATCATTCAAAATATTAAGAGAAGATTTGGAAGAATTATTCGATATTATTGAGTTCTCCGAAGAGTCTTGGAATGAGCTATCTGAGGAAGAACAAGCAGAGCTTGAAGAGGCCTCTAATGGTGGTGCTGTATGGACTAATACAGACGGCGACAAAGAAAAAGATGATGAAGTGTTTGAGGATGAAGATATTGATGAAAATTCACCTAAAAGATATCAAGCACGTAACACACAAAAACGCAGAAAAACCCAACTCAATAAAGATAGAAACAAATTCAAGGATCGCAGTGTTAAACTAAAGGCGAAGATTGACCGTAAGAAAGGTAGCAATAAAGTTAAACGATTGAAATTAAGAAAGAAATGGATTCGTAGAAATAAATCAAAAATTGCTAATGCTAATAGAGTATTTGGTGGAAAAATCAAATCAAGATACACCAAGAAGTAGGAGAGGCGTATGAGACTAATATCAGAAGTTAATGAGTCTGTAGAATATATTACTGAAGGTAAGGGAAAGGACCTTTATATTGAGGGAGTATTTTTACAAGCAGACCTAAAGAATCGTAACGGTCGAGTATATCCTGGTGCGATTATGGAAAAGGAAGTTAATCGTTATACAGAAACATACATTAACAAGAAACGTGCATTTGGTGAGTTAGGTCATCCAGAAGGTCCAACTATTAATCTTGATCGTGTATCACATATTATCACTGAACTAAGGAAAGATGGTTCAAATTATATTGGTAAGGCTAAGATTACAGACACACCACACGGAAATATTGTCAAGAATCTTATTAATGAAGGTGCCCAACTTGGCGTTTCGTCAAGAGGTATGGGAACACTGAAAGCAAATAAGAAAGGAATTCAGGAAGTACAGGGTGACTTTTATCTTGCTACTGCCGCTGACATTGTGGCAGATCCATCTGCGCCAGATGCCTTTGTAAATGGTATTATGGAAGGTAAAGAATGGATTTGGAACAATGGCATTATTCTTGAAAAAGATATTGCTGAAATGAATAAAACAATCAAAAATACGCCTAAGAGCCAGTTGACTGGGTTAGAAGCACGAATTTTTGAAGATTTTATAAACAAGTTGTAGATTTGCTACAATGTTAAAGTAATTAGTTTTATAAATAATATTAATTAGCATAAAAACTAATTTTGATTAATCAATAATGTTAGGAGAACCCTGATGAAGTTAAAAACAGAAACTGGCGAAATGTTGGTTTTAGATGAGGAGCAGAACGCTTGGATTAGCGCAGATGCTTCGTCTGATACTTCTATCAATGTGTCAGAGGCTGAGGAACTTTTAGAAAAAGGGGAACTAGAAATGGTTGCTGAGGATTCTGAAATTACTGAGGCTGACTCTCTTGAAGAAGCAGAAACACCTAAAGCTAAAGCGTTGAAAAAGAAAAAGATTAAGGCAGATGGTTCTGGCGAAGTCGAAGTAATGGAAGACGAAGAAGAAGATGGTGATGAAGCGGATGAAGATGATGACGATGAAGTAGAAGAAACCAAGAAAGCAACAAAAGAAGAAGTAGAGATTGAAGTAGATGTTACTGAGGACGTGGATGCACTATTCGACGGCCAAGAGTTGACGGAAGACTTCAAGGCTCGTACTACTTTAGTATTTGAAACTGCGGTTAAAGCGAAGGTTAAAGAGAATATTTCTAAGATTGAAGAGTCTATGGAAGCAAAACTTGCCGAGCAAACTGAATCTATGTTGGAAGATATCACTGCAAAACTAGATGGTTATTTAGACTATATGGTTACTGAGTGGGTTGAAGATAACAAGGTTGCCGTAGAGAATGGATTAAAGAACGAAATCCTTGAGGGTTTTGTTGGCGGTCTACAAACTCTGTTTGCTGAAAACTACATTGAAATTCCAGAAGAGAAATACAATGTTGTAGATGAGCAGGCTAAAGAGATTGAAGGTCTGAAAGAAGAGTTAGATGCTGAGATGAATAAAAACATCGAAGTTAAGGCTCAACTTGCGGAGACTACTGCCGAAAAGATTTTCAGTGAAGTAACAGAAGAATTAACTATGTCACAGGTAGAGAAGATGAAATCTCTTGCTGAAGGTGTAGAATTTGATTCTGCTGAAACATATACTGAGAAGTTGAACACTCTAAAGGAAACGTACTTTCCTGGCGAGGCAGAGAAAGAAAAAGTAATTGCTGAGGATAAATCTGATGCAAAAGCGACTGATGAAGAAATGTCTGCTTCTATGAAAGCAGTAATGGATTCACTTTCACAATCAAGAGAAACAAGCATTTTAGGTGCTTAACATTTATATTTAATAGGAGAAAACGAAAATGTTTTTATCAGAAGAAATTAAAGATAAGTGGCAGCCAGTAATGGAGCACGAGGATTTACCAAAAATCCAGGATGCTACAAAGAAGGCAATTACACTTCGTCTTTTAGAAAATCAAGAAACTGCTTTGCAAGAAGCAAACGTAACTGGCGCTAATGTTGATAATTGGGATCCAATTCTAATTTCATTAGTACGTAGAACTATGCCACAGCTAATGGCTTATGATACTATCGGTGTTCAACCAATGTCAGGTCCAACCGGTCTAATCTTCGCTATGAAGAGTCATTATACTGGTGAGGCTTCTACTGGCGCCGAAGCACTTGCGCTTCCGGCTGGTCAGCCTGATGTTGACTTCTCAGGTAATGATGGTGCATCACCAGCTACTACTACATACACAACTGCTGATGGCGAGGCTCTAGGTGGCTTTGTTGCAGGTGGTGGAGATTTCAAAGAAATGTCTTTCTCAATCGAGAAGTCTAGCGTAACTGCTGGTACTCGTGCGCTTAAAGCCAAGTATTCTTTAGAGCTTGCTCAGGATCTTAAGGCTATCCACGGTCTGGACGCTGAGTCTGAATTAAGCAACATCCTTTCTGCTGAAATTCTTGCTGAAATCAATCGTGAAGTAATTGAGAAGATTAACTCTCAAGCAACTGCTGGTGCCGCTTCTGGTACTACTACTGCTGGTACTTTTGATGTTAATGATGCCGCTGATAATCGTGGTGCTCGTTGGGGCGGAGAGCGTTATAAATCTCTTCTTATCCAGATCAATCGTGAAGCTAACCAAATTGCCTTGAACACTGGACGTGGTCGTGGTAACTGGTTAATTTGTTCACCAGATGTTGCTTCTGCACTTGATATGGTTGCAGGTTTAGCTGAGCCTAATATGTCACTTGATAATGGTATGCAGCCTGACGTTACTAACAACACTTTTGCTGGTGTTCTTGGTGGTAAGTTCAAGGTATTCATTGATCAGTTCGCAACTAGCGACTATGTGACTGTTGGTTATAAAGGTGCTAATATGTATGATGCAGGTCTTTTCTACTGCCCATATGTACCTCTACAGTTGATGAAGTCAATTGGTGAGGAAGACTTCCAGCCACGTCTTGGCTTCAAGACTCGTTATGGTCTTACTCATAACCCATATGCTACTGGTGCCGCTGGTGCTAATCCTTACTTCCGTAAGTTCACTGTTACAGACCTGTAATAGAGTAGCGAAATAGATTTTCCTTTACCTTAGGAAAACCGTTAAACCCCTCTTCGGAGGGGTTTTTTAATGGATCAAGGATATATAAATAACAGTATGACTACAAGAATTACACCAAACAAAATCAACCAAGCGAAGCCAACTAATTTTATGTTGAATATACACGCTTTGCCTGATACTTCATTCTGGCTAACAACAGTAAATATACCTACTATATCTGCTAATGAGGTGCCTATTCCTAATCCTGTTCACGGATACAAATATCTACCAACAAATACAATCGTTTGGGCTCCAATGACTCTGACATTCCTTGTAGATGAAGATTATGCCAATTATTATGAATTAATGCAATGGATGAATCGACAGGCAGGCGGTGATATATCAAAAAGAGATAATGACGTTTCAAATCTTGTCACCACGGGAAGTATACATATACTATCAAATAATAAAAATGTATCTGAAACGATCTTCACGTTTCATAATTTATTTCCTACGATTATTGGTGAACTACAAATGCAGACTGATACGGCTGAACCTCTTCTCACTGATGTAACTCTACAATACGACTGGATGGAAATGGAGAAGAAAAACATTTGACAATCCATTCCAAATGATGTATAATATACTCTATGAAAATAGAAGAACTTGAAAAAGCAGTAGAAAAAGACTTATATATAGATGAAACAATTCTAGCAAAAGAATCACTAGCAACACCAACAAAACACAACAAATATCTCAAGATGTTGTTGCGTGAGAGGTTGAAGTTGAAAAAATTACAGAATGAGTTGTATAAAGTGTCTCTTGGTAGAACTAACTACTATAATGGTAATGATCCTGATCCTTATGAATATGTTCTAAAGGATAGAGAAGTAAAGGATTATGTTAGAGTTGATCCAGTAGTTGTAGCAGAAGAAGCTAAAGTAACTCTTCAAGAGGAGTTGGTGAAGTATCTCGAAGAAATATGTAAGATGTTTGAAAGACGTGGTTTTGCTATCAAATCCGCCATAGATTTTATGAAATTTACGCAAGGTGAATATTAGATAATGAGTGATATTGTTGTACATCAAAAGGATGATGTATTTCTACAGATAGAAAGTGAGGCTGGAATAGCACACGATTTATCAGACTTCTTCACGTTCAAAGTACCAGGATATAAGTTTATGCCTGCGTATCGTTCAAGAGCGTGGGATGGAAAAATTCGTCTATTCAGTGTATTTGGTGGTGAACTGTATGTTGGTCTACTGCCTTATGTTATTGAATTTGCAGAACGTAGAAATCTAACGATTGAATATCCGAAGAAAACAGCAAAAGTCACGCCAGAAGAAACTGCTAAATTCTTGATGGGCCTGAATCCTCACGTAAATAAGAAAGCAATCACTCCTTATGATTATCAGATGGCTGCGGTCCATCACGCAATCAATCAAGATAGAGCATTGATGATATCACCAACGTCCTCGGGTAAGTCCTTTATGATTTACGCACTGGTGAATTGGTATCTAACTAAGATTAAGAGAAAGATTCTTATTATTGTTCCCACCACATCATTAGTAGAACAACTATATAAAGACTTTGAGGACTACTCAACATCGAATGATGATCATACATTCATCTATAGTAATGACATTACTCATCGGATATACTCCGGAAAAGAGAAAAACACTACAAAGTCCGTGGTTATCACAACCTGGCAAAGTATCTATAAGTTGAAGAAAGATTGGTTCCAGCAATTTGATGTTGTGATTGGTGATGAAGCCCATAATTTCAAGGCTAAGAGCCTAACATCAATTCTCACTAAAATGACGAATTGTAAATATAAGTTCGGTTTCACTGGAACTCTTGACGGAACAACAACACACAAACTTGTCCTAGAGGGCCTGTTTGGACCAATCAAGAAAGTTATCACAACCAAAGAATTGATGGACTCTGATACAATCAGTCAATTACATATTGAAGCTATCACACTGAATTATAAAGACGAAGAAAAAAAGCACGTTAAGAATCTAATATACAAGGATGAGATCGACTGGCTTATAAGTAATACAAAAAGAAATAAATTCATTTGTGATTTGACCATTTCGAGAGAAAACAACACGCTTGTATTATTTCAATTCGTAGAGAAACACGGAAAGAAACTCTATTCATATCTACAGCAAATGGCACCAGATAGACCTATATTTTTCGTGAGTGGTTCAATTAAAACAGAAGTAAGAGAGGAAATACGTGAGATTACAGAACGGTCTACAAACGCTATTATCGTGGCTAGTTACGGTACTTTTTCTACTGGGATTAATATTAGGAATCTCCATAATATTATTTTTGCTCATCCCTCTAAGTCTAGGATTCGTAATCTACAGTCTGTTGGTCGAGTTCTTCGGAAATCCGATGGGAAAAACAAGGCCACCCTATTCGATATAAGCGATGATTTATCTTGGAAAAAACATAAAAACTTTTCACTCAAGCATTTCCTAGAAAGAGTGAAGATATATAATACTGAAAAATTTGATTATAAACTAAGGAGCATTAAATTATGAGTACAGAAGTACAAAAAGCAACAGTACATTTGAAACACACTGGCGTAGAATTGATTTGTGACATTGTAGAATTCAATGAAGAAAACAAGGCTATCACAATCAAGGATCCCGCAACACTCCAGATGATTAGTGCTGATGGAAACTCATCACAAATGGGATTGATGCCATTCCTTTTAACCTGTAAGGATAATGTGATTCATCTAGCACTTCAAGATATCCTCTTTATTGCAGACACAAAAGATGAAATTGCGGATCAACATACACAAATGTTTAGTCCTATCGATTTACCAAATCAAAAAATAATTACATAAAATACTTGACATTCATATAAGTATAGTGTATAATACTTGAAAAATTGTACATATAAATAAATCTGCCTGGGATACGAAAACCAGGATAGTAGCGAAAGCGAAGTGAGCAGACTATAATATCTTAAACGCAATTAGATTGAGGTCTGTGGATTGATGCACCGTACAAGTGCTAGATATCTGAAATAATCGTGTCAGGACTTTCACCACATAATGGTATCATATAGTCCAGTAGAGATGGTTGAATTGACAACCAGTGGCAAACAGGATCCCGTAACCTGTCTCTATAAGTCTACCTGTATCTAATGAATTCGAAAATATATAATATGAAAAACAAATAAACTGGAGCGAACGAAGTGAGCGACACTGGTCGAACGAAGTGAGACCAGAGTTAGAGAACTGTCCTAAAACTATAGGATTGATGTAATAATTTATCCTTACATTGTCCTAAAACTATAGGATTGATGTAATAATTTATCCTTACACTTTCTATAGGATCATTACACATTAGGACACAACCCTAAGAACCAATCTCGCTTCGCTCGATTGGTCCTCCTTCGCTTCGCTCAGTCGGTTTTCTTTGATTTTAGTATTGACTTTTTCTATATTTTATGATATAATTGTATCTAATAACTACTATAAATGGAGATAGGAAAGTGACTAAAAAGACTGAAAAACCAGTTGATGAAGATAACAAGAACCATTACATTAATAACAAAGAGTTTCTTGCGGCTCTTATTGAATACCAAAAGGACATTAGGGAGGCAGAAGAACAGAACCTTCCTAAACCTTATGTTACTGAGTACATTGCTACGTGTTTTCTACAGATAGCACAAAGACTTTCCTATCGACCTAATTTTATTAACTACACTTATAAGGATGATATGATTTCTGACGGATTAGAGAATTGCCTTGCGTATATGCATAACTTTAATCCCGACAAGTCGGATAATCCTTTTGCGTATTTCACACAAATCATTTACTACGCCTTCCTAAGACGAATCCAGAAAGAGAAAAAACAACAGTACATCAAGTACAAATACTTTGATGAAGGTGGTGGTTTTGAACAAATGGATGAACTTCAAGAACACGATAAGGATTCTTTTGACTACATTAATGACCGGGGTTCAGTGGATTTTCATACACACATTAAAGAATTTATTGATGATATGGAGAAGAAAGAAGCCGAAAAGATTGCTAAACGAGAAGCAAAGAGAGCGGAGAAAGAAAAACGCGGTTCTTCCCTTGACTTTTTTATGACTCCTGTCGTATGAGTAAGGTAGCAATAATCACAGACACCCACTTTGGTGCCAGAAATGATAGTCAAGCATTTTCAGATTATTTTTATAAATTTTGGAATGAAATATTCTTTCCTTATTTGATTGAAAATGATATTAAAGAAATCATTCACTGTGGTGACTTGATGGACAGACGGAAGTATGTCAACTTTGATACTCTCAATAGGATGAGAAAAGAATTCATTCAGCCTATGAAAGATAATTGTATCACTATGCATACCATTGTAGGTAACCACGATACTTATTTTAAGAATACAGTAGAGGTTAACTCAGTAGAACAATTATTTGATATTTACGATGTTGAAGGCTCTCCTATTGTAGCATATAGTAAACCATTCACAGTTAAGTTAATTGATGGATATAAGGTTGATATGATACCTTGGATCAATCAAGAGAACGAATCAGAGGTGATGGAGTTTATTGATAAAACAAAATCAACTATTTCCTTTGGACATTTTGATTTGAGTGGATTCGAAATGCATAAGGGAGTTAAATCAGCATATCATTCAATGAAATCTGACTTTCTGAATGGATACGATACAGTGTATTCAGGTCATTTTCATACCAAAAGTGATAATGGTCATATCTACTATCTAGGTAACACATATGAAATGACTTGGTCGGATCACAATGACAAGAGGGGTTTTCACATCTTTGATACAGAAACCCTTGAATGTGAGCATATCATAAATCCATTTATTATGCACTCAAAAATTATTTATGATGATAGTGATTTGGGTGACCTAGATAAATATGAGGGAAGAATTGTTAAACTGATTGTTGATAAGAAAGAGGACATTGAGTATTTCAACAATGTAGTTGATATTCTCCAGAGAGATTGTGAGAACCTCACAATCATTGAGGACTTCGGATTGTTATCTTCTAGTCAGATTGAATTTGAGGCAGAAGATACAATAACCACATTAAATAACTATGTGGATAATTTAAGTATAGATAATGGTAAAGAAGTAAAGAAAATTCTACACGAGGTATATGTGGAAGCACTTGCAATATAGGAGAGAAAAATGAGTAAGTTAAACAACCACGAAATTGATATTCAATTGGAAGAGTATGAAGATGGACAAGAATCAACAGAAGCCATAGATGAGTATGTTGATGAACAAACAAATCTTGATTACTTGAGTGATATTAATGAAATGA